ATCGAAAGTGGCGGTGAGGGTGGGATTCGAACCCTTTTGCTTAGCGTCTCGTTTCGTCTCTAAGCTTGTCATTACGAGGTTTCCAGCTTGCTCGCCTGCTCGTTTTGGCGCATTCCGTCACAGTGATTTCGACACTTTTTCGACACTACAATACTCAGATTCTTGCCGAACCCTATTCGGCTCCGCGCTCCTTCAAGCGATAATTGATCTCCTGAATGCTGCTCTCTTGCCTTCGTGTAAAATCGCTTTTCTCATCTACGAGTTTGAAAGCTACGAGGCCTGGGAAAATAACTGACGCCATCCCAAAAGCAGCCATGTAAAAATTCCAACCTCCACTGATGGTGTGCCAGATGAAAATTAATAAGGCGAAAAAGATACTGGCGGCAAAGAGTTTGAGTGCGCTATTTTTTCTATCTTCATAATCCCTTTTGATTAGGTTACGTCTGTACTCTCTATCAAATGCCAGCTCCTCATCTGTGCATTTCTCATACGGTTTATCAATGTATTCATCATCAACATTTTCGCCCGCTTGCCGCCTGGATGATTTAGCCTCATGATCAAGTTTCCAGGCATATAGTTTTTCAACTGTATATTTATCTTCGTCGGAATCAATTAGTTTTGCGTGGGTTCTGCAAAGTACTATCGCATTTGAATGGTGACTCCTCTGCTCAGGAGACATATGTGAGTTGTATCTGTTGTTTGCTGCGGGACGTGCCCCTTGGATGTGAGCAACCTCACCTGTGAAAACCGTACCATTACCGTCTGTGTGAGGGCCAACTAGCGGTATTCCACAGCCGGGAAATGAACATCCATAGCAAGCTCTCTTGAGAACTTTTGTTCTAGTGACTTCTGTAAAATCATTTGGGTCTCTTGCCATATCTTTGTTCCTAGCCCATCGGATTGAAGCTACTCGCGGCTCCGCAATACCGCGTTCTCATTCGGTCACTATGATCTTTGCGATCCCCATCAAAGCGTGCCCGCCATGTTCGGCACTCCTCATGAAAATGTTGCTTTGCGGCTTTACGACATTCGCGGAAATCGATTGAGCCTCGGCGGTGGTTGGCACAAACGGTAGTGCCGTCTATGTAGTTGTTAATTGCAATCCACTCCGCAAGATAGTTTGTGCCGCCATTCCAGCTTTTGATCCATCTTGAGGTTCGTTCTCGTCTGACTGCGCGCGACTTTCGTTCGCTCGAAACGGGGGACGCTGCGACCTGTTGTGCTGTGGGTGTATAGGTATTGGCGGGCCGCTTGGGCGTGTAATTGTCGTCGCTGAAGGATGTTTGTATTCGTTCTGCCGCTCGAGCTGAAGCTGCGTCGAACCAATCAATTTCAGCCTGGGTCAATGGGCGTTGCCCTTTTGCTTCGATCAACGCCTGAGGCTTTGGCTCCTCATAGCTCGCTACGGAAGGCTGGTTAACCGGCTGCATGGGCTGCTCCGCCTCTTGGTTAAACCAAGGCTTGCCTCCGACGTGAATGCCTTGCTTGATCTGGTTTACGTCCAGCACGACCGGCTCGCCGAACGTAAATGCCAGTGCTGACAGCACCGCCGAACCGATACCCAGGATCGCCAGGAACCGCCAAGGGCTTGGTTTCTTTCTGTTGCGTAGGTATTCGGGTGCGTCGTCCCAGTCTGATCTCATCTTGCCTCCTTGCATTGCCGAATCAGATCTTCCCATAAAAAAAGCGCACCCTAGAGTGCGCTTTTTTATTTAGGCGGTTTGCAGCATCAGCTCTGTTCTATATGCATCAACCACAAGTTCATATGATCCTTCGCTCTTGCCAACCTTCTGAGGGTCGAATCCATATGCATCCAGAATAACCTTGTATTTTTTTACAATAGCCGCAAGGTGGTTGTCTAGAAAATCATACGGATCCTGGCTCCATGAAACGGTTCCGTCCTCATCAACCTTCATCAGAGCTTTCAGTCCATAGACGATAGGCATAATTAAGCCATCAGGATATCGGTAGCTGACGGGCTGTCGCGTGAAGTATGAGGTAGGCACAGACCTCATATCGTCCGCCATTTTTACAATGGATATCTTTCCAAAGCGGCCATTATTTTCATTGTATGCGACAGGGAAGTCCTTGTAGATCTTGTCATACAGTGCAGGGATCTGTGCCGCAATTAGCAATGCGCTTCTTACAGATTGATTATGCACCTGGCGAGTGTATTCGCCGCCAGTTGCCTCCGATACGTCGTCATCGCTCATTAGCTCATCAAAAAGCTTTGCACATTCACCCTTGTTTCGGTAAATGTTTTGCGGTGGAATCTCCGGGACAAATTCATGATCAAGGAGTGACATTGGTATCCATGAAAGCGCAATAATGTCTCGGGCTTTAATCTCCCCTCCATCGTTGGTTTTCCATTCCACCCGATTTGATATTTCTGCAGGGAGAGCGTTTCTTAAATCCTCGTAAAACCCTTTTTTATTTGCTTTTGTCTCTAGGGTTAGCTGAACATTATTATTCCGAGCTGAGCAAATCGCCAGCAGTGAGCTATTGAACGCTTCCAGTACATCTTCATCTTCTGGGTCCGAAGGAACCAAGATTTCAACTGGGACTAGGAAGTCCAGTGCGTTCTCTGTGTAGCCATCATCTTCCGGCTTGAGTTTTCGCAGAGCTTCCACCTCGTCTCTGTATTCCTCCCAAGCTTCTTTAAAGTCTGGCCATCTCCGAATTCGGCGTTTAATGGAATTGCTGTTCAGCGCCGACATAAGGATATGAGTGCCGATGGCTAATGTATTGTGGCCACCATCCAAAATTCCTTCGATTTTTGGATTTTCAAACGACAGGCGATAACGATTTCGCTGAAGTTTTTCATAAAATGAAGCGCCTATCAGAATGCCCTTTGTCTTAAACATGAAGATTTCAGGAGTATCGCCAATGCTCTCCAAAATATCTTCTGTAACAGGGCCTGATTTTGCTGAGCGCGGATTTGCGTCTAGATCCGCGGCATCAAGAAGCTGTATAAGCTCACGTGCTTTGACAAAGCCAGTGATGCGTAGTACCGGGCCTGCCGATTGCTCAGCAACTTGATCAAAACGGACAACAATTGTTTGAGGATTCATACCGGATCTCCAATGAGGGTCCGGTTCTGGAGCTGTGCCAGAGACGTAGAAGAATTTCTACTCAGAGGTGTCATTATCCAATGACAAGCTACCAGAACCATGCCAGGTTCATAAAATCGTCTTCATCCGAAGACAGCAATAGGCTAGGCGAGGCGGAGTCACTCCGTCAAGCCCATTTAGCTTAGAACGTGGAAATCACAATTTTCTGTCGCCCCTCGTTCGGGAATACCAGCGCCTCGCCACTTCCTTAGTGATCGCTATCCCGCGCTTTGATTGGGCAAGTTTGAATGTGCTTCTTCGTAGCCAGGAGAGACCTGGCCTTTTGAAGGATCGACCTCACCTTTCCATAGCCAAAGCTCGTATTGAGGAAATGCTTTCAGCAGCTCCTCCATATCTTCAATACGGGCTTTTACCTTGCGATTTGTCGCCACTGTCTGCCATCGCTGTCGCTCAGTGATAGCGGTGGTTTCGGCTAGCTTGGTTGCGCCCAGGTGGCGAACTAGCGTTCTAAGCCGCTCTTCTATCATTCCGAAAAGCTCTTAAAAATGATGAATAATTTATTGATAAATAGTTCATCACTGATAGGATTTGCCTTGTGATAAATAATTCATCAGCGCTTGCGCTACTGCCACGAATAGTGACGGAACGAGCATGGAACTGGAAGAGCTAGAACCTTCAAAGCTGATTGCCCCACAGCAGGACGTGGAAACCGTCGAAGCCTGGGCGGAACGTAACGGCCTGACATGCTCCATGGCCCGCGCCTGGGTCTACCGGGGCGTACTCCCCACTGTAAAGCTGGGCAAGCGCCGCATGGTCAATAGCGCGCTGCTGCGTAACTGGCTGCTGGAACAGGAGTGGACCGCATGATCCGCGCTGTCATCGGAAGGCCGGGGGAGGGGATGCCCTGTGAACAAGTATCTACGCATGCCCCACGCCCCGGACTGCGACTGCTCTGTTTGCTGGTCCCGACGCGAAATGGCGAAACCCGCTCGCTCCCAGTCCACACCCTGCGCCCAATGCCGCCCCGCATCTGCGGTGCCGATTCGCACCCTACAAATGGGCCGCGTCGGTGGCATCTGGAAGCCTCTGCTTTCCGAATGGAAGGTGGAACCGGCCTTTATCTGCGAGAAACACACGCGACCCGACCGACCGCCAAAGTACTGGAGCGTTGTGCTCGACACTGGCCGACCAACGCCCTACGTCCCGATCCACGAACCGTTCGAGCTGGTGGGGTGAGCCATGGCTAATCAAGCGCAACAAGCCGACTTCTTCTGGCGCATCTATCTGCCAATCGCCTTGCTGGCGGCGGTGCTATTCGGGTTCCCTTGGCTGGCGATGAAGATCAGCGACCACCAAACCGCCTCCGAAGCCGAGCAGGTCCAGGGCCGCGCTCCCGGCTCGTCGGATCACGCTTCACCGATCCGGCGAACGGAAGCACGGGCGCAGCGCACCCTTGACCCTGCACGAACAGAAACAGCCTTCGCTCGGGAGGGCGGGGAACGCTTTACTCCCCGCGCTCCTGAGCCCTCGGCGGCGAGAGTGGGATGACAAGGGCAAAGCCCTTGGTGTTAACCAACTAGAGAACACGCACAACGCGACGTTTTAACCGGTAGGCCAAGTAACAGATCACCTCGGCGAACTTGCGAGTTCACCGGTTCGGGATCGCTCGGCCTACAGAAAGCAAAGCCGCGCAATAAAGCGCAACTAGAGAGAGGAAACACAAATGGCACGTTCGATCATGGAAGTTGCATTTCTGAGCGCAGAGAAAGTCGAGTTCGACAACGTAAAGCTGGTGAAGCTGTTTGTCGGTGACGAGCCGGACGGCAAGCGTGACCTGGGCATTTCCATCCTGTCGATGAATGTCTCCGAAGAGGCCCTGGACGAAGTGTGGGCCGCTTGCGAAGGCCTCGATGTGCTGGAGCCGATCCGCGTCACCACCGAAATCGAACGCGGCTCCAAGAACACTGGCAAGTTCATCGTCTTGCACGTCGAGCCGGTTAAAGCCGCTACCGCTCAAGCACCCAAGCCAACCCAGCAATCCGCCCAACAACCCGCTAAGCCTGCCGGCACTCAGCCGGAGCCGGCCAAAGCCAACTAAGGGGAGGGGCGGCCATGTTGATCAGTGACCGAGTGATCTGCGACTGCTGCGGCAATGACATGGGCAAGCTCATGGCACTGCCTGCGCCGCAAAGCGATTTGCTGCCGGATCTCAGCCTGCCGCCCCATTTCGCCGTCTGCCCCGACTGCGAACCCCTCGAACAAGCCGCCGACCTCCTCGAGGCCGGCGCATGAATTTCCTCGCCTGTGACGGTGACTGGCTGCAAGGCGCTGATGGTTCGCCCATCTGCTCCGGCTCGCTGGTGGCCCTCACGGTCGAGGAAATGCAGAGCCTCTACGGCGCTGCACTCACCTGGGAACAGGTCACCGAACTACAGGGCGAAGCCATTGTGTTGTTCGCCACCGTGTTCGGCTTCCTGGTCCTGAAAAAAGTCCTGAAACAGTGAGGTATCAACCCATGCAACACATCAAGACCTTGCGCCGATCCCTCGGCGCCGCTGCTGCAACCGGCCTGCTGGCCGTTCAACAGGCCTACGCCGCTGTTCCGCCCGAAGCCACCGGCGCACTCGATGAAGCCGGCACCGACGTTGGCACCATCGGCTGGGCGGTGTTCGCCGTGATCATCGCCGCCATGGCGTTCAAGTACATGCGCCGCGCGCTGTAACCGGAAACCGCGCACTGCAAGTGCCGAAGCAAACAAACCCCGCTCCGGCGGGGTTTTCTCTTCCAGGGAAACGCCAATGAGCTACGAACTGTACGTCCTGATTCTTTCCACTCTGGCGTTTTACCTCGTGTTTTTTGGGCGGGTGTAGGTATGAAAGGGATTATTCGGGCTGCTTTGTTGGTTGTTTTTGGTTGGGGGCATGTGGCCTGGGCTGAAGATTACTATTGGATCTCCGGCCATACGGGTGGAGAGCGTTTTAGCAGTCCTACTGCCGCCTGTACTGCTGCGGCGGCGAAACTCCAGGAAGGGTCGTCTTCCGGCATTGTCGTAACGTTTGGCAGTATCGAATGGACCTCTGCAACTGGAGGCAGGTGCCGGCTCCTGCGTAACGGCGTACCGAACCTGATGTCCTCGACCTTCACGCGCCTGGGCAATGCCTGCCCAGCTGGTTCCGAATACAACTCAGAAACCGGCGAATGCGTTGCGCCTCCTGAGCCCGACCGCTGTGAGTCGACGATTGGCTCAGTAATCAATCATGAGCATAAGTTGCGCGAGTCTGTTCATGGCTCGGATCGTGTAGAGCCGCCGAGTGATGTTTGCGCCAACTCGTGCACGTACACCTTTCAATATGTTGTTAACAACATATACGTCTATACCAGCGGCACGCCTTCAGGCGTGTTCGGTTCTTACCAGTATCGCGGCAACGGTTTTGAATGCTCTGGCGATACGTACAACGCCCCTGGCAATCCGGGCGGCACCACCAATCCGGATGACACGCCTCCCCCCGACGACACTGATAAGTGTCCCGAGGGATACACCTACAACGGCACCTTCTGTTCTCCCGACAAGCCTACTGATCCAACGGACCCTACTGATCCGACCGACCCCGAAGACCCGACAGATCCAGCCGAACCCGGTGATGGCGATGATGACGGCGACGGCGATGGTAGCGGGGGCGGCGGAGGTGGTGGTGACGGCGGTGGCGATGGAAGCGGCGACGGTGAGGGGGATGGAGATGGCGGTGGCTCTGGTGGCGGCGGTAACGGCGATGGCGAAGGCGACGGCGAAGAAGAACAGCCCGATTCGAGCGTCGGCGGTGAAGGCTGCGATGCAACGCTGAGTTGTGAGGGTGATGCTGTCCAGTGCGCCATTCTTCGCCAGCAGAAAGAACTGCGCTGCCACGCTGAAGAACAAGCCGACTTCGAGAAACACCAACCCGCCATCGAGGCGGCCGTTACTGGCGACAAGTTCGAGCTGAATGAAGGCAACGGCGTGATCGATGTGCCTTCGTTCGTTAACCAGGGCACCCGCTTCCTGCCATCCACTTGCCCGGCTGCGGAGAAGTTCAGCTTGACCATGGCCGGTGGGCGCTCCTTTGAAATCAGCTATGAGCCGCTATGCCGTGCCGCCAGTGATCTGAGCGGTTTGTTTGTGGCTGTGGCCACCGTGCTTGCCGCGCTCTACGTCGGTCGCTCCGTAGGAGGTCAGTGATGCATTTCCTGTTCATCGTTCAGATGCTCGTCATCGTCCTTGGCCCGCTGGTGAAAATGGTGCTGAAGATGATCGGTTTCGGCTTCGTCACCTACATGGGCTTCAACCTGATCATCGGCCAAGCCCAGGATTACCTGTTTGGCCTGATGGGTGAAGTGGGGCCGGTGATCCAGGGCATTCTCGGGCTCGCCAAGTTCGATGTGGTGGTGAACCTGTATTTCGCGGCGATCTCCACGCGCTTCATCCTGGCTGGCATCGACAAAGCAACTGACCGCCGCCGTGCTCAGGTCTGGCACAAGCCGGGCGGCACCTCCATCGAAGCCTAAGGGGGCGCCATGCTCGTTATCCGCACCGGCAAGCCCGGCCACGGCAAGACCCTCAACACCATCCGCGAAGTGGACCAGAAGGCGCATGCCGAAAGTCGGGTGGTCTACTTCCACAACATCAACGGTCTCAAGCCTGAACAACTGCAAGCGCAGTGGTTCGAGTTCGAAGACCCCGAAAAGTGGTTTGAGCTTCCGAGCGATGCGGTCATTGTCGTAGACGAGGCCCAGGGCTGGTTCGGCGCACGCGATCCGAGAGCAAGGCCACCGGAACACATCACTCGCTTCGAGACCATGCGTCACCAAGGCCACGAAGTGCATCTGGTCACTCAAGATCCGCGCTATCTGGACGTGCACCTGCGCCGCCTGTGCAACAGCCATATCCACTATTGGCGGGTGTTCAAGTCGGCCCAACTGCTGCGCTTCGAATCCGAAGTGGTGGTGGAAAAGGTCGAGGTCAAAACCAGTTTCAAGGATGCCGACAAAAAATCGCTGCGCCTGGATAAGCGCTACTTCGGTGCCTATACCAGCACCAATGCCAAGCACCACTTTCAAACCAAGGTGCCAACCAAGTTCATCTTGGCCATGTGCGTGATCCTCGGCGCGGGCATCCTCGTCTACCGCGCCTATGAGCGTTACAACGCCGAGAAGGTCGCGCCGATTAGTAGTGGCGCGCCGGCGGGAAGCATGGTCGATCAGGTGCGCGACACCGTGGGCGCGTTTATCCGGCCCGCGGCGTCTGATGCTCAGACCACCGGCCCTATCACGGTCGAGCAATACCTCGGCAGGCGGGTACCACGCATACAAGACCTGCCGTCATCCGCACCCATTTATGACGGACTGACCAGCCCGCAAACCTTTCCCAAACCGGTGTGCATTTCGACAACTGATAGTCGATTGCTGTCCCGCAATCGCGCCCGAATGGAAATTGCGGTGAGTGAGGGAGCGGTGACGGGGTGTCGCTGCAATACCCAGCAGGGCACGCGCCTGGAGGTGTCGTTTCAGTTCTGCATGTCGGTGGTCCAGAACGGCTACTTCGACGACACCAAGCCCGACCGTGGCTCGACGCAGGACACGCGAGGGCAACCGCAGGCGTCCATTGCTACCCCGGCCTATGAGCCCGCTCAGCAGCAAGCCACAAGCAACTTCACCCGCGTTCCTTACGAGAAGGGGCGCTTCTTGTGGTGATGACCGTCAGCGCGTCACTGCACGCACGGCGAGGCACGAGCCGGCGTGCTCGCGCGCTGACGTCCCTGTAACACGTCAGATAAACCCAACTGAACAGTGTCGATTCGTCGCAATTTGGAGCATTAGAAATGACCGTTAAGGACCAGATCCGTGTTGACCGTAAATTCCAGGAATCGCCGACCGGGCGGGTGTTCTTTGATAGCCATTCAGCCAAGGTCACCGACCTGTCGAGCGTTCGGCTGCTGCGTTGTGGTGTGGATACGGTCCGTCAGCTCTACCGTGGGCTGATCCGCCCAGAACTCATGGCGCTGTTCGAGAAGCCGGGCGCTATGGTCGAGTTCGCCGGGGAGTTCTGGCACTCCGGTCGGGTAGGGCGGGACTCGGGCTACCAATACAAGCTCCAGAACGCCGACCTAGGCATTATCCTCTTGATCAAAAACTTCAATGCCAAGCTGGAAAACATTGGTCCACACCTGAAGATCGAGGTGTCACCTCACGCCATCGACGCGCTGTCGCCTGAGCGTCTGCAAGAGCGTATGGATTACTACGCCGCTGCCGTGATGACCAACCGGGAGCGCAACCAATGTGCCGTTCACCTCGCCTTGGATCTGCAAGGCTGGAAACCTCCTGTGGATCTGGTGGCGCGCCTGCATTGCCGGGCTCGGACGCACCGGGATATCTCCGGCATCAATGAAATCCATTGGGCCACCAAGTCCAGCGTTTACGGGCGGGGCGAAACCTCCATGTTTGGCTCAGCCAGTGGCGTTCAGCTCTGCATCTACAACAAGACCGAACAGGCCCGCGCAACCGATAAGCTCGACTTTTGGGAAAGCGTCTGGTGTCGTCGGGATTCATTCGACCCTGCCGACCCCGAGAACTACAACCCGGATCAGGACGTGTGGCGGGTGGAGTTGCGTTATCACCATTCAGTCATCCAGCAGTTCGCCAGCGGGTCGATCAGTGCCAAGACCGGTGAGGCCATCGAAACGGATTCGTATGCAGCGTTTTCAGGTCACCTCGACGGCCTGTGGCGCTACGGTCTTTGCCAGTTCAAGTTGCTGCATCGTCCAGGGCAATACGAACCGATCTGGACCCTGATGCGTGATGATGTGTGCGTCGATGTGCCGGTCGATTCTCTAGTGGATGAAACCGAGTACAAGCGCTACTACAAGACCTCGCGAGGCTTCTCAGGCAAGAACGTTGAGCTCTTCCTGGGAAACTTTGTAAGCCTGCTGGCACGGGAGCGAGTGGGCGCGAAGCAAGCGTTTGATCGGCTGAAGGAGTGGGAGTGCTGGCCCGTCATCCGTGACCACTACGCCTCTAAGGATATGAGCGAGCGCGACCTGTACAAGCACATCAAGAACCTGTTGCAGGAAAGGCATGTGCGGTGGGGGCGTGCGATCTAATGGCAATTGAGCAACTGCCTGATGGTCGCTGGAAAGTCGACGTTGAGCCCGTCAAGGGCAAGCGCTTTCGTAAAACCTTCAAAATGAAGGCGGAAGCTCAGCGATTCGAAGCAACCTGTCGGACTAAGGTCATTGATTCGCCTGAATGGTCCCCAAAACCAAGGGATCGTAGACGGCTTTCTGAGCTTTGTACTCGTTACCATGATTTGCACGGCCATACGTTAGCGGATAGTAAGCGGCTGAAAGGTATTCTGGCTCGACTGGCTGCTGATCTTGGTGATCCGGTGGCGGTGTCCTTTACGGGGAATGCTTTCTGTGAGGTTCGTCGTGTTCAGCTTGAATCTGGCGTTCACGGCAAGTCGTTGAACAATCGGCTTGGCTACCTTAAAGCGGTTTTCAACGAGTTAAGGCGTCTGGGTGATATCGACTACCCGAACCCATTGGTGAACGTTCGGCCTTTGCGCTTGCAGGAACGCCCTGTGTTTTTTCTGGCACAACCGCAGATTGTCGAGTTGCTCGATGCTCTCGATGCTCGGTCGACGTCTCCCCATCTAGGGTTAGTGGCTCGAGTATGTCTATCGACAGGTGCGCGGTGGGGTGAGGCTCAGGCTTTGACGCCTGAAAGGGTGTGCAACGGTGCTGTGACCTTTGCCAATACGAAGTCGCGGCGGACTCGTACTATCCCGATTGCGGCTGAGCTAGAAAAGCAGTTGCATGGGCATTATCGACGTCATGGGCTGTTCACCAACTGCATGATGTCCTTTAGCCGTGTGCTTGAGTCTACTTCGATCAGGCTCCCGGCTGGGCAAGCAACGCATGTGCTGCGACACACCTTCGCCAGTCACTTCGTGATGCGCGGTGGCAACATCCTTACCCTGCAGAAAATTCTAGGGCATTCGTCTCTGGCAATGACTATGCGCTATGCACATTTGTCACCGGACCATCTTCAGGATGCATTGCGCTTGAATCCGCTTGTCGACACTTCTTCGACAGTTTGAATGGTGGGAATAAAAAAACCCCGAAAACTTGTTAGTTTTCAGGGCCTTAGTAATCGAAAGTGGCGGTGAGGGTGGGATTCGAACCC